TGGTAAGCTGTTCACTGGTCAACGCAGCAAAGTTTGTATTTGCCATGATAATGTCTCCATTAATTAAAATTAACCAGTCGACTTATTGGAGCGACTTTTATCCGTGTACCCTTTGTCGTTGGGGCAACGATTCCGTTAGTTGCGGAGTACGACTCCGACCAATTTTACGCCTTGTGGTGGGCGAAAAAACGATTTTTTACAGGAACGACCCTGGTAAGATATCGCTCTTACGTGCGAACTTATTTAATTTATACCACAGTTTATCCGAAATCTCCACGCATTCTTCTTAAAGTTTCTGCGGGTAGAGCATCGAACTCATCTATGGACATACTATTTATGTCTATTTTTTTGTCTACTTTATTCTTACCTTTCATAGCAGGGGGCTGTGATTCAGCTGCTTGTATCTTTTTAGTAGTATTAGCAACTTTTTTCTTCTCTACTACTTGTTGTTGTACTTCATCTACTGTAGCTGCTGGTTTTTTACCCATTAATAAATCTACAGACTTCTGTAGAGCATCTGCACCCATATACCCTTGAGTAATAAAAGCGTCTCTAAGTTCTAACACTTCGTTTGTTTTATCTTGGTTAAAGTTAGGGTCTGCTTGGTTTAGTTCTGGATATAAGGCTTCTAGTTGCGCAGCTTTAGTTTGTAAATCTACCATTTCTTGGTTTTGAGTTACTGTCTGGCCCATCTTTGCTTGCATCTCAAACATTAACTGTTGTCGCTCTGCAGCTCGTATCTCAGATCGCAGTTTTGTAGCTGCTTCTGATTCACCTTCAAGCACAAGTGTTTGGTACTCTTTTTCTTTTTCTTCAAAGTTAAACTCTGGTGCTTCTTTAACATCTTCTACTTTTGGAGCAAGGGCGTCGTTAAGTTTTTTCTGTAGCGCTTTTTGTTTTGCTAAAACTTCATCAAACCTAGACTTAGGTATCATAGGTTCTTTTGGTGTTTCTTCATCAACTCCTGTCTCATCTGCTCCCTCAGGTTGTTGTGTATCTCCCTCATCTTCTTCCAGTACGCTTTCTTCTCCTCCACTTTCTGGTTCTTCAACAACTGCTTCAGTCTCTTCCTCTTCTTCAGCCTCTTCAGTTCCTTCCTGTGGTTCTTCCTCAGTCTCTGGTTCGTTTTCATCTTCCTCCTCTTGAGTTTCAAAATTCATATCGACTTTAAAGTCCTGTCCTGCTTCTTCTTCAGGCACAGGGTCTGCGCCGGGCATAACGTCCAGCGTTATATTTTCTTCAGTATTAGTATTATCTTCCTTAGCCATTATTCGGTACCTCCTGTTCTGTCTAAGTTTTTCATTGCTTCAGTAGCCATCTTGGCTGCTGCTGCGGTATCAGTCTGCTCTTTACGCATATCGTTTGTCAATGCTGATAACTTCTCACGTAAATCGAGCTCCTCACGTTTAGTTTGAATTTTACTTTGTAATTCAGCAATCTTCAACTGTGGTTCTTGTGAAACTTGTTCTGTTTTCGCAGCGTTTAGTGCAGCAGATGTTTGTAAGTTAGATACTTCTGCTTCTAATTTAGCTATCTCAAGCTGCGTACTTCTGATCTGTGATTCCATCTGGAACTGTTGTAGTTGCATTTGCTCTTCTGTTGGCGGTGCAGTGCCCTGCATTTGTCTTATTCTATCTGCAATATCTGCTTTACGTGACAAGTGCGAGTACTCTACTATCATGTCGTCCGGAATAGGTACGCCAACTTGTCGCAACGATATAGCTTCAGCAAACTGCATTTCGTCAAAGTTGTCTCTAGCAGGTGCGCTAGATACTACAACGTCATACTCTCCTAGCTGTAAGTCATTTATAATCTGACCTTCTGGTGTCATTTGGTTAACACGCAACGGTTTTCTAGGTTTGTATGGGTCTTCGTTATCTGTTATTTGTATTACTCTTTCTTCTGTGTAGAAAGACTGTACTAGTTTTAAAATAGACTCTGCTAAATATTGTCTTGTTTTAGCTAGGTTAGTTAAAGGTACTTGCAATAGCATAGAACCTCTGTTCTGTTTTGCTTGTATTGCTACGCCTGAAACTTCTGCACTATCTTGTCCCAACATAGCATCTGTAATACCACTTATTTGTTTTATGTTAGCAGCAGCTTTTTGCCCTAACCTGTCTAAACCCGTAGGTATTTGGTTTGGTGGTATTTTGGCTGGAGGCGTAGAGCCACGATTAAACTCTAATACAAGTCCAGTTTCTGCACCATGTTCTTCTAAATCATCTGCTGTCATACCGGAAAGAGAACCGTTCTCTACGATCCAACCACTGTTGGCTGTTGTATTAACTATATGTAGCTCTTGCGATGTTATTTTATTTAACTGTTCTTGCGGTGATAACAGGTTTCGTACCATACCGAACGGTTTGCCCCGTCTAAAGTACGGGAAGTAAGGAACGATTGTGAAATGTGCGTATGGAGACCAGTCATCAAACAGAACTACAGTGTCTGCAGTTACTGTCCAGCGCACACATCTCATTGTTTTTGTCATTATGTCTAAGCCATAGTCGTCGGCAAACTTTTCTCTTTTCTTTTTACCCCAGTTATTAGGTATCTCACGCATGTCCCCGGTAACTAAATCCACATAGAACATGCATTCTTTTAGTCTGTAGTATTGTCTTTCTATAACTCTGATTGACCTGAGCATGCGTGCGTTCTCAGGATCACCTGGATATTGTTGCCCGTAATTATATTCGTCTGTATCTCCGTACCTTTCTTCTTCAAACTCCATAGAGTCTGCACCCATAGTAGTACCAGTCTCTGCCAACATTCTTAATTTGTCTGCTTTCTCCTGTCCATAAGTTTCTTCTATCTCATCTATGCTCATCCATTTAGATTCAAATATCTCATTCCAAGTTCTTGGGTCATAATGTTTCGCATCTGGGTCAATAAGAATATCTAATGGGTCTTTTGCTTCTATTCTGACTTCACCTATAACATGGTCACTAAAATCTATACGAACATCGAAATACCCTCTGTCTTGTATAAGCCCATCAGAGAACACTTGGTTCTCTATCCATTCTAGTTTGTTATTGTCTGCTATTTGTTGATACACCATAGTAAGCACGTCAGCAACCTCTTGGTTACCTCCGCCCCTAGGTTTGAATTGTATGTCTGCTTTTTTCGTGCTTTGCTCTCCAAGCACTGCATTGATCGTAGGTAAAATTGTGTTTATTGTCAGTGCGGGCCTGCCCTGGTCATCGAGTTGTTGCATATCGAACTCGTCCCATTGTTCCCCTCTGTAATATTGGTCACACTTTTTGGCCATGTGTACATATTCTTCGTGGCCATGGTCTCTAGCACGTGTGTAAGCATTCCATTGAGTCTTTGCTAGAGCAAGTTCTTCTGCTTTGTTTAGGTTCTTTTTTATCTTTTTTCTTTTATAAGCCATATTACGCACTCATCGCTGATTTCTTTTTCGTGCTTTTCGCTATATATCTTAACCTATCTCGCCAAGAAGGTATATGCTCCGGCGCTTCATAAAAAGTTGCGTACTCTGCCATCATCAAACCAACCCAGGCAAGAGCGTCGACCTGGTCATCATGCACGCCATTAGGAAAACGCAAAAGTTCAGCCACCAACGTACTAGTCCAGGGTGCATCTTCAGGTACAAAAACTCTGCCCTGTTGCATTCTACCCTGTATAGCTCTTGCTCTAGCTTCTTTGTCACGCCTACCTACTTTTAAATCTTTAAAATATGCTGAGTGTAATTTACGCTCTGCAACACGTTTTTGTAGAAAAGGACCAATAGCCATTTCTATATGACCTTTTTCTATCCCGATAATACCAGGTCTCCATTGTTCATAGAAATCTAATATCTTTTCTACTAGTTCAAAACCGTCATACTTGCCACGGATTAGGTCAACAATGAACATATTATCATATTCATCTACACCTACTGTTATTCCTACCGAGTAGTCATTCCTATCTCGTTGCCCAATTGCTAAATCCCAGGCTGTATAATATCGAAGTCTATCATAATCTATGTCTGATGGCTCATAATACTGAATCATGTCTCTGGTGAAATAATCACCATCATCGGATACGGGGTTTTGTTGGTACAACGCGGTCCAGTCTCTGGGCCCTATAGCTTTTTGTATTTGCCCTAAAGACTCTAAATTATATCGTTCTGGGTGTAACGGTTCGCCTTGGTCTCTAAATTCTTCGTCTTCTTCTGCAATAGCTGGGTATTTGACTACTTCCCATTCGTCTGCGCCGCTTTCTGCGTGTTGTAGTAGTCGGCCTGCTAGGTCATCATCGTGCCATCTAGTCAAAATGACTAGTATACCCCCACCAGGGGAAAGCCTAGTATAAGCAGTAGAGGTATACCAGTCCCAGGTCGCCTCCCTGTTATTCTCAGACTCTGCATCCTCTCGGTTTTTGATAGGATCATCGATCAACAACACGTGCGCACCTTTACCGGTAATACCACCACCAACACCAGCCGCAACATAACCGCCGCCCTGGGTTGTTTGCCAAGACTCTACCGATTGTGAGTCTTTGTCTAACTTAGTGCTTTCAAAGATAGACTTGTAGGTTGGTTCTCTTAAAACTTGTCGGACCTTTCTAGAAAAGCTCATTGCCAAAGAACCCGAGTACGAACAACTAATAAACTCATGTCCTGGGTTACGCCCTAAGTGCCAAGCAGGAAAGGCAACACTGGCCAAGGTGCTTTTTCCATGCCTAGGTGGCATAAAAAGCATCAATCTTGGGGATTTTTGATCAGCAACGTCTTGGCTAAACTTTTCTAATCTATTACAGATATCTTTATGCACCCATCCTGCTTGGTAATCAGGGTTAAACTTCTCTACAAACGGCAACATACGTTTTCGTGACAATATACGCATTGCCAGTTCTTGTTCTGCACGAATTTGTTGCTTATCGGGTGTTTTTGGCTGTTTTTTAGGCTGCGGAAGTTGATCTGCTTCGTCCGCAGCACAATAAACGCACAAACCGTTAGGTTGAACGAGGTTATCTGCTAAAAGTTTCTTGCACTTATAGCATTCTATCTTTTGTATGTCTGTCACTTACTTTTTCTTTTTCTTCATAGCCGTCTTTTTCTTCTTTTTAGCTTTTTTAGCCGGCTTTTTAGAATATCCCATTCCATATCCCATATCTTTCTCCTTTTCCCAGGGTAAAGGTATCCTTTTACCCTTCTTTTTTTCTTCTACCATGTGTGCGGACATGTATGCAAACGCGCCCATTACAATTAGTAGCCCTATTCCTAGAGCAACTTCTAACATTTCCACCTTCTTCTGGCCTGTCTTAGCCTTGAATTAGGGTTTTTTGCTGCTTTTGGAAACTTTTTCATCTGTCCTGCACTTCTAGCGCAGTAAGATTTACGTCTTTTTGCTGCTTTTGAGCCTTTTTTAACCTTTCCGGTTACTGCTCCCTTTAATTTTGACCCTGGATTCTTCCTTCTGTAGGCTTTTATGCCTGCTCTGGTCATTCCAGCGCCTTTTTTCGTTGGCCTAAAGTTCTTTTTGTTCCTTTTAGGCATATTATCTCTTTTTCTTGGCACGAGTCCTCCTTTTTACTGCAGGTTTCCTTTTCCT